TTTTCGTTAGGTTGCAATTCATATAACTTTAATACTGTGCGTAGTTTGTTCACGTCTTCAGCTTGTGGTATTACTTTAACTTGTGCAGGTGTTAAGCGTTTAGGTGTTGGTATATTCTTTTCTGATATTGCTTTAACTTCTATTTCTATTCCACAAGCGTCAATATCTGAGTCTGTAATTAATCCTAAAGCTGCTGAAATTGAATACCTCCGATAATAACTAATAGCACTACCTAATACTTGGAATGTATTCATCTTAGCTAATGATACATTTTGTTGTATATGTACACTACTTTCAATTATTTCACCTGATTCTGTGTGAAATATAACAGTCTTTAAATCTTCACCATTTAATAATTGAGTAAATCCTAAGCCATTCTTTTTTAATAAAGGATTTATAACTTTAAAAATAGAGTTAAGACTTGCATATGTATATCCATAACCCTGTGATGATTGATGAATAGGTGGACACTCTTGTTGAAATAATGCTAACGCTTTATAAATTGCTTTCATAATTATAATATTTTATTTGTTAAATTAAACGGGTATGGCTTATTAAATACAACCGTCATTTTATTGCTGATTAGTTTTTTAATATTGTCATTTTTATCATAACTAAATTGTAATCCAGTAGATGATGTGTAGTTTGCTTTTTTCATAATTTAATAGTTTATACGATTAATAATTTCATCCTCTTCAAAATATCCTGCGAAGTCGTTGCCGTCCATATCTGTAACTTCAAAATTACCTATCTCTGTAGAGTCCGATTCATAGTCTTCATAACCACTCCATACAGCATTATCAATTATTTCAAGAGTTATGTCAAAATGTAAACTTTCAATACTTACTTGGTAACTTGCTGATGTATGATTGCTATCTTCTAGTTGGTGTTCAAAGTAACTACTATCTAAACGCAGTTCGCTTATTCTATTAAGTACTTCTAATTTGTGTGATGGTTTCATAATTATTTGTTTATTTTATTTAATTGTTCTTTGTGATATAACTTTGCAAAGTGCATTAACGTATTGTCAAAATCTTCATCTGATAATTCTTGTGTAATATACGATGTGTTTAATATACTTCTATAATTTTCGCTATTCATAATGTTTTGTTTAGTTTTGTAAATGTACGATTTAATTCTTTAATAATCAAACTATTGATAAGATTAATTTTCTATTGCATTGTGATTCAAGCCATTTGCCGTGTGTCATATACCATAGGAATGCGAGTTCTATACTATCAAAGAAACCCGAGTATTCGTGAAACTTATTATTAACTTTCACTCTATAACATAATTTTTTATCATCCATAATATTTATATTTTCAACAAATTTATAACTAATATATTTACTGTGCAAACTTTATTTAAAATTAATTTAAAAATAAATACGATTTATGCGTTCTATGTCGATTATTTTTTGTATGTTTGCTATATGTTAATATTCATAATTTAGCCTCTTGCAATAGGTCACAATAGATAACCGAAGATTTGCAAGGGGTTTATTAAAACAGTTAATAAGAATGATTGAAATAGGATATAATACATATATGGAAAGCGACTTAATTATATCAACGGAATATAACGAACCAACGCTATCAATTAATATTAGTCAAATGGATAGTATGAATGAAACACTGACGTATGAGTTCAGATTGATTAGCCGGTATAACGGACAAACAGAAGATTTAATTGATGACGCTATGTATATGTATGATAGAGATAAAAAATTAATATAATAACAACTTTAAAACAACTTGACTAATTTTGGCGATAAAATAAATACGAATGGCTTTAAAAGTAATCCGAATAACATAAATAAAAACGGAGCGCCTAAAAAGATTTACACCATTTTAAAAGAAAAGGGTTACTCAAAATCAGATGTTAAAACAGCATTCGGTGAGTTGTCCTTTTACTCGTTAAAAGAATTAAAGGAAGTTCAGAATGATAATAGCAAACCGATAATAGTTAGAATAGTTTCTAAACAATTTATAGCAGCTTTTGAAGATGGTGATTGGAATAAGATACGTGAGATACTAGATCATAGTATTGGTAAAGCACAGCAAAGTATAGAGCAAAAGATTAATATAGAAACTGAAAAGCCATTGTTTAATATAAATTTAGACGATGTTTAAAGTAACAACAGCACTAAAGAAAATATTAAAATTAAAAAAACGTATTAAGGGTGTACAAGGCGGAACGTCAGCGGGAAAAACTTATAACATTATACCTATTGAAATTGACTATGCTATTAAGCATCCAATGACGGAAACAAGCATAGTTGCTGAATCAGTTCCACATTTAAGACGTGGTGTTATAAAGGATTTTAAAAAGATAATGAATGATACTGGGCGTTGGGTATCTACTAATTGGCATAGTACTAATAGCACTTACACCTTTAGTAATGGTAGTTACATTGAGTTCTTTGGTGCGGATGATGACAGTAAACTAAGAGGCGCAAGGCGCGATAGGTTGTATATGAATGAAGCTAATAATATGAGTTTTCATTCCTTTACTGAATTGGCAGCTAGAACAAAAGGTGATGTAACATTGGATTGGAATCCTGTTAATAAGTTTTGGTTTCATAACGAATTATTAGGTGATGATAATGTAGATTTTATAATACTAACTTACAAAGACAATGAGGCTTGCCCGCAGTCTGCAATTGATTTTATATTAGCAGCTAAAGAGAAAGCTAAAACGTCTAAGTTTTGGGCTAATTGGTATAGTGTTTATGGACTCGGTGAAGTTGGTAATTTAGATGGTGTAGTATTCAATGACTGGGAGCAAATAGGAATGATACCTAAAGAGGCTCGTTTATTAGGTTACGGCATGGACTTTGGATATACTAACGACCCCACGACAATGGTAGCGGCTTATAAATATAACGATGCTATTATATTCGATGAGGTTATTTATGGTAAAGGTTTAATGAATAGTGATATAGTTAATTTGATTAGGCAAGAGAAACGCTCAAACATATACGCAGACGCAGCAGAGCCAAAGAGTATTGCAGAGATAAAAAGATATGGTATTAATATACGTTCAGCGACAAAGGGTGCTGACAGTATCAATTACGGTATTAATCTATTGCAAGAGAAAAAACTATTAATAACTAAAAGAAGTATTAATTTAATTAAAGAGTTACGTAATTATATTTGGTTAACTGATAAGTCTGGCAATTCATTAAACAAACCGACCGATGCTTTTAATCACTGTATAGATGCAATGAGATATTTAGCAATGATGGAACTAAATAATAAACCTAAAATAACAAGAGCAGTAGCATCATAATAATGTATAGTATAGATAACATATCGGTTTTAGAATATTTTCAATTAGAAGATACAAGCGACTATGATATATTTATTGAAACTATAAATGCAAAGAATATATTTAACGGTCATAGGTTTGATAAAAGCAAATTAACATTTGATGAGGTTGAAATATTAAAAGGCATATTGCAGAATCCTAATTTAGATAACATAAAAGAAATGTTTATTGAGTTGTTTCATTTAGGTAATTATAAGATGTCCGCAGATAACGAATTTAATAATACAAGTGTATTTGATTTGTTTAGAGCAAAGAAATACATACAAGATTACATTGTTAAAATTGTAGATACTGAAAATAAAGTGTTGGCTGGTATTCCTGATGATAAGTTAATAATGATTAATGCTGGTGAGAAACTAAAAGCTGTTAGTCATTTACTAACTAAGATGCGATTAGCTGAACAGTTTAGCAAAGCACCTAGTGAAATAGGTAATTGGAAATATAACACAGTATTTAGTATTATGTTAGCTAATAAATTAAGTAATGATGTACAAAGAGAATATCAAAATATAAAATAATAAAAATATAATAATATGCCAGTTACATATGATATGAATAATCATCATAAGGGAGATACTTTTAATACGTTGCAATTTACAATGTTAAATACTGACGGATTAACACCAATTAATTTAACAGGAATAGGTATAAAATCACAATTTAGAAGTGATTGGAAAAAGGGGGTATTAGTAAAAGAATTAAATATAGGAACTGGAATAACAGTTACAGACGCTTTAAATGGTGTATTTCAAATTGACCCTTTTATATTAGATTGGAATCCGTCTAATTATTATTATGACGTTGAATTTACATTCGTAGACGCAAGGGTTGTAACATATATTGAAGGTTTAATAAAAATAATGCAAGACGTAACTTATGAGTAATATAACAGTAACACCAATAATAAATGAAGTAACTATACTTATTAATGAAGTAGGAGTGCAAGGAGCTACTGGTCTACAGGGTATTCAAGGGGAAATAGGAATACAAGGTGTTGCAGGGGAATCGGGTGTAGCAGGTGTTCAAGGTGTTCAAGGGATACAGGGTGATGTTGGCTCACAAGGAGAAATAGGAGCTACGGGAATACAAGGTGTTCAAGGTGTTCAAGGTACGCAAGGTGATATTGGACTTCAAGGAGAAACAGGAGTAGCTGGTGTAACTTATTTAGGCGATTATAACAATACAACAAACTATGTAAATTCAGATGTAGTTAGGTCAACAGTTGACGGTAATGCGTATCATTGCGATGTAGCTTCATTAGGTAATGAGCCATCAACAACCCCTGCTAATTGGAGTTTGTTTGTTATGCAAGGCGCACAAGGAGAAATAGGAGCTACGGGTACACAGGGAATACAAGGAACACAAGGAGTTACAGGAGCAACGGGTTTGCAAGGTATTCAGGGTGATATTGGCTCGCAAGGAATACAAGGGTTGCAAGGTGATGCTGGAATACAAGGAACAACAGGTATTCAAGGAATACAAGGAACGCAAGGAGTGCAGGGTGATGTTGGACTTACAGGTAGTACAGGATTAACGGGGTCAACAGGTGCAGATAGCACAGTAGCCGGTCCTCAAGGAGAAATAGGGCTAACTGGAGAAACTGGCGCTTCTGGTGGAACTTTCACAGCTAAAATAGGGAAATTATTAATAGGTGTTTTAGATGGTGCAAATGCTAGTTTCACTATTTCAGAGGCTATAATAGTAAATAGTGAAGAAATATTCACAAATGGAGTACGATTAAAAAATACATTAGATTACACAATAGCAGGGCAAAATATAACATTTAGTTTTAGCCCAGCA